GTCTCTGTAAAGCACCTGGTAGATTACTTGCACCTGTGCTCTGTGCCGCACTCACCATTGCCTCTTTGACTTCGTCTCTAATCTTCTTAAGTTCTTCTTTGGTATACACAGGCTTGCCTTTACCTTTAGTTCCGCCCTTGCCGTCCTTGCCCTGTCCTGGTCCGTCACCCTTGCCCCATTCCTGGTGATCGTCCATTAACTCGCCTAGTTTCTCCAACATCTTCTTGCCGTTCTTCTTGGCCTGCTTGTATAGGTCATCATATATTCTTTCTGATGCCCAATCCTTGTACTTGTCGTCCTGGAAGCCCTTGTTCTCCCCTTTCTTGCCTTTAGGCATCTCGCCTATGTTGCTGTCCTTCAATATCTGATTCACGGCATAGTCCGCCGCGATGTTCCAAAGTTGTGGATCCCTGTCACCAATCCTAACAAGCATGTGTTCGAATACGTTGTGCAACACCTCGTGTCCGAACAAAAACTCTGCCTCTTTGGGTGTGAGTGAATCTATGAACTTCGTGTTGTAGAAGAAGTGTCTACCATCTGTACCTGCTGTGGGACACCAGTCATCTGCGTTGACAAGTTTCAATCTAGTTGCAAGGTTGCCAAAGAACGGATGCTTCAGTAGTAAGGCAATTCTTGCAGTAACCAGTTTGTCAATGATCTTTTGATCTCTATAGTCTTGCATTATTTAGACTCCATAGCAGTTATTACATACTTGCCAAACTTCTTATGGAACCTATCAAATGATTTCAACTTGCTAGGATCGAACGGAAGTTTGTAATTTGTCAAGGCAATCTTCGCACCCATAACAACCAACTCTGTTTCGAAGTTGTCCATCATGTAGTTGAAGAACCTGTCCGCCTGTTCATTCCAAGTTTTGTCTTTCTTCTCGTGTGCCTGTTGTAGTTCATAGCACAAAGAAACTGTCAGAGAGTACATCGCTGATATCTCTTTTGTTTTAAGGTCTCTGACCTTACCGCTCAATATATCAGATGGGTTTGGAAGTTGGCCGCTAATTTTACGATGATTCATAAACTTAACGGCCAATCCCTCTCCTACGCAACCTGCTACGAGGTCAGTGAGCGTACTTTCTGGCAGGTCATCTGATAGAAGTTGGCTTACGAAACTCCATGATCTCGGAGTCGCGAATGATCTCGAACTACCTTTTGGATCGAAATCATATAAATCTTGTTTGGCGAATGTGCAGTAACCCACAACATCTGCGTGAATGTGTTCGTTAGTTGCCCATTGCAACCAGTCTTCGAAGTCCACTCTTAACTCTACGTGGACAAATCTGTTTGCCAACGGAGCCGGCATCCTGTAAGTGACACCTTTGTCACTGTCTCTGTTACCTGCCGCCACAATTGAAACGCCTGCTGGTAGGTGATACTGTCCTACTCTCCTGTTTAATATAAGTTGATATGCCGCCGCCTGTACAGCCGGGGCCGCCGAATTCAATTCGTCCAAGAAAACTATTGCAGTAGATTTAGGATCAGTTGGCAATTCTGCCGGACTTGCCCAGACCATATTGTTTTCTTTTGAATTGTAGTAAGGAATACCCTTGATATCTGTTGGCTCCCATAGTGGAAGTCTGATGTCGATCACTTCTCTACCCTCTACATCTGCGATCTGTTTCACAATGTCGGATTTACCAATACCTGGTGCACCCCACATCATGATTGGTCTTTGTAATTTAATACAATGTGTTAATGCTGATTTTGCCTCGTTTGGCGATACGGTTCTATTCTGTGAACCTACTGCCGCCTCTTTGTTTTTTGCTCTTGCCATTTTGTACACTCCTGTTCTAAATGTTTATAATACCATTATAGCAGAAATGTGTATATGGTCAACCTGGTAAATGTAGCTTAAAAAGTCGCATAATCATTGGCTTTTTTAAATGTATTCGTAGAAATCTGGGATATAATTGGTAATTTTTTTGTTTCTTTGTAGATCTAAATCCTTAATGCTGTCTTTCAAAAGGTCCATAGACTTGTCATCATTTAAGGATGTGTTGATTTGCTTGACTAGTAGCATCATTTCTGTTCTCCAATTACTATTATGTGTGAGATTTGACTCTTTCATGAATATTTTAACGTCATTGGTAAATTTTTCTTTTAGACTGAGGGGAGCAAGAAATGGACTATATTTTTTTGGATTATGCACCTTCATTGGCACGATACGGAATATCTTTTTCTTTTCTTCAAATATACCCTCGATTTTTTTGCACCATTTTAAGAATTCATAATAGTTGAACATTGATAAAACATTCAATGAATTGAGTAATTCGATCTGCACATTATTAGGAAGGTTACTTATTTCTATAAGATTTTTCTCAATCTGCTTGAATTTACTTGGCCATCTTATGTAATCGTTTGCCAGTCCATATGCATCTATGCTTATACTCAATCTAACACTTTTAAATTTAGTCAAAAGGTCATAGAACCGTTTATTGATGTTAGTTGCATTTGTAATCATTTGTAAGTCAATGTTATTAATAATACCTTTTTCTTCTAACAATGAAAAATAATATTCATATTCTTTCATGATTGTAGGTTCACCACCTTGGATAGTAAGGTGCTGTAGGTCTCCAGATATGTTGGCTAGGTCATCTATAAGGTCATATGACATGCTAGATACAGGCAACCCTAGGTCCTTTGCCCATTCTGAACTTCTTATTGGGCCACACATCACACACTTAAGATTACAAAAGTTTGATAAATCCAGGTCTAACATTGTCGGAAATTTTTTGACGGGTAGCTGATCGTAACTATTTGCAAAGGTTCGTGAACTTGGCATTTTCCTGCTTTCTGTTTTGTAACATATATCACACCCTTTTACTTCGTGTTCTGCATCCATGTTTGACAGTGCATTTTTTCTTACATCTTCTCCCCAAAATTCTGAAGGTTTGATATTTTTATGGTTGTCATTATTGACACAACACAATCGCACTCCTTGGTGTGAAACGAACATTCCTTTATTAATGTGATTGCAGTAAGTTTTACTCATTTTTTTGTTCGTCCATCTTGCTCATTGCCCTTGCAAGTCCATATTTTGTGATATCTCCAGCGAAAAGCATCAGTTGTAGGGCCATTTTCTCCATGGTCACAATGATCTTTTTCTTGTCTACGTAGTAGGGGCAGTCAACAAATTCGTCCAACCACAGATACGTCTGTGGAGTGAATATGACCTTTGCAGGAAATTTGATATCATAGGTCTTGATGTCCAATTTTTCAATCATCTCCATGCCGGGTTTGGTCAATCTCAGTGATCGTGCCTGGTAACTTTCCCTGACATTCTGCCACCAAGTGTAGTAGTTGGTCTTTATGCTCTCGTCGTGTGTAGGTTGTTCGAGAAGTTCAAGGAAGGTCCGGGTGTAGGCAGTCTTGCGATCCATTGTGTAGTTAATTATCTAGTGAATTTGTCGCCGGATTTTAAAAGATAAACACCAAACTTGTCTGTGTTGTGCTGAGTGTTCAATTTCTTGGCCAGGTTCTCTGCGTGTCCTGGATTGGAGAATGACACTTTCTTGTACTTTGGTCCTGGGTAGTTGGCCACCAGACTTGAACTCTTCAGGTTGATCGGCTTGCCGTCATAGAACACCGCCCATATGCCTTCGGCCGCTAGTACCTCGTCCATTTTGAAGGTAGATTTATTGCTGTGTTGCAACAGCACTGTGGGTTTTGGTCTGCTCATAGTAGTTCTCTTTACAAGTAGTATTTACCAAAAATTGCTTCGGGTAGTTATATTGGTGAGGTTTTTATGATTATCGTTGTAACCTATCGACGTTATTTTTTCTCAGTAAATTTACCGCCATCCATTTCTATGTCGATTGTTTGCGCCTCATTGGCAGTCTTGAGTGCTTGGATGATTTCTTCTTGTATTGTAACCATTCTTGTCATCACCTGTGTGAGACTGTCGCATAACTGGTCTGCTTCTTTGGCAGGGATAACAATCTGTCTTTCGCCTTTTTGACGAAGAGTCCTGATCCTGCCTATGAGATCCTCTATGGGTCTAGTTTGAATCTTGGAATTCTTTGACTGCATTGTTTAACACCTGTTGCATTTCTATTTTTGTCTTCATTGGCCCTTTATATTTGTACCTCTGTAGCGTAATTAGTTTTGGGCAGTAGGCTTTGCGCCATCCCTTCTCAAAACAGATTATGTAGTAACCTGCACAGAATTGACTCTTGCTCTTTGGTGTCTTTGTATACACAGGTAGCTGTTTTTGTACATCAAACATTGGGTTGTATGCAAAGGCAGTCACCGGATACCCATGTACCTCAAAATTGTTGGTATCAGGACTTTTGATCTTGGACACGTTATTCTCCACTGCCATGATGTCTATACCGAACCGTAGCCTTAAACTTTCTGGACTATCGAAAACCTGTCGTGCGTCCTGCTTGCCGAGGAAAATCCATCCGTTGTTTTCCTTCTTTTGCAGAGTGCCAAGCTTCTGGCCATTTTCTTCAAGAATCCAGAATTTATCCTTCACCAATGTTTTTGCATTTACTGTCATCTGTTTATTATTTTAGCAAATAATTCTGTTGCCTGCAATCTTAATTTTTTGTTTTTTGCATGTTTCACGGCAATAATGGAATCCTTCTTTGTCAACGGCGTTACCATTTTTTCCAAATTTCCTTGTAACCATCCTGAACTATTTTTGTGTGCGGTGTAGGAGTAGGATGAGCCATCTAGCATGACTTTCAAAACCTTTTTCTTGTCAAGTCCATATGCATTAACAAATTCCAATCCCTCACGTAATCCTTGTTTAGTATGAAAGCCCACTAATAGGTTAACAATTTTGCATAACTGTCCAGAACCAACAGGACCCATGTGGGTGATTGATCTACAAAAAGTCATCAATATCTTGTTAATCTTTTTTAACACTGCTTTTTCACCTCCAACACTCATGGCAAGTTGCCCTTTATCGGCCAGTGGTTCGCCACCGCTTACAGGGCCGTCCAGGAAGTGCATTTTGTGTCGTCTACACAGTTCACCCATCTTTTTGGAGTGATCAAAACTGGCAGTCCCGTTGTCCATAATTATCGTGCCTTCTTTGGCGTGTGCCACAATGTCCTTTATGACCGACCATGATGCCGCCTCATCAAAAACACACATCAGGACAAGTTGTGAACCAACACATGCTTCTTTGATTGATGTGTCGTAGCCACACTGGTTTTTACGTGCAAATGCTTTGGCCTTCGAAACTGTTCTATTGTAGACAGTTAATGTAAATCCTGCCCTACTGATGTGCTTGGCAATTCTGCCACCCATGCTTCCTAGGCCTATGTAGCACACGTTCATTTTATTATAGTTTAGCGTTGAAAGGTTCCACGTATATTTGTGCCTGTTCACTGATCTTATTGAGGTCGTACTTTGCACAGAATCTCATGAATCTTATGCCCACCTGTCCAACATTTTTGCGTTCAGCTTTAGCTTGTTCTATAGACTGATCCAATTCCTGGATAATATCTTCAGGCTGTGCGTGGAGATCAACCAACAGCCTGTTTCTCTCATAGTCCTCTAAGACTCTGTGTTCGTTGCCATCGTGATCTACCCATTTGCTCAACATCAGGTTGTTCCATGTGTATCCTTTGTCATGCCTGTCTGCAAAGGCCTCCTGCAGGCCTATCTTGTTTTTAGTGCCTTTTGTACGCACACCTGGATATGCTGAAAATATGTTATCGCTGGGATCACCCCTCATGGCCTTTTCAAATATAATCCATTCGGTGTCGGGTGCAGGTTTCGGTGCTTTTAATTTTTTGTCTATGACGTGCTGTCCTTTCTTGTCAAACCATCCTTCGTTTGTCAGTGTAGTCTCAGTGACACCATTGTATTGTTTCACATTGTTAGCAACCAGTTGATTGAGATCTTTATCTGTGCTGATGATCACATGCTGGTGATCTGGATGTTTGTCTATCCATCTTGCGATCAAGTCGTCCGCTTCTGTCCTTCCGTTGCGTAACACGGTGACGTTTGTCTTTGTTTTTATGAAATCACAGAAATCATCATAAACCTCCCAGAAAACCTCGTTCTCTTCCTTCTCTTTTTCGGTCATGGCATCTGCCATCTCCTTACGGTTCCTTTTGTAGGGAGCGTAGTC